TTGACCCATTTTCTGCTTCGGTTGATCGCCATTTTGTTCTTGAACTCCTCCTGCAGGTCCACCCCTGTTAGGTGGGCTATGTCCAGGAGGAGGATCAGGACATCGGCGCACTCTTCCCCTACGTTCCTGCTCCCGGTGAACACGGCGTCCATTAATTCAGACACCTCCTCCACCATTTTAATGGTGGTGTGCATCGGGTGCCTGTCGGGGAATATCCCAGACACCCATTCCACTACTTCATCGGTCATCGGGGGCAAGGAATTCATCACCCCTCCTCGGTAATGTCTGACGGGTAGGGGCCATACCCCATCATTGTGGTGGCCGTCCTGCCAAACAGCCCCAGGTGAGCCTTGTGGATGATTTCCAATGCGGCCCACGTGTGCTCGTAGTTATACTGAGCGAAGTTGACAAACACTTTATAGGGGGCAGACATGAGCAGGGCTTCCTCGATCTGGTGCCTGGAGAACGTCGCGATTCTACGTTCCCTCCCAGTGACTGTAGTCTTCTCGGAAGGCACCCCCAACTCCCCGAAGGAAGTCTCCTTCTGGTCCTTGTACCAGCCGCCGCTGTTCCCCTCGGAGATGTTTCCGACCCTGATCGGGTGCACCCGGCACGACCCATACACATGGCGGACCCAATGCATCGGGAGAGAAACATCAGCCACCACCCTGGCGGGGGTGCAGTCCCTGCTGGTGCAGTGCGGGTAAAACCCGCTGGAGATTCCGAGACTGTACCCCTGGCTTCCTTCCACCAGAGCATCGCCGGACGACAAAAAGGTCTGCAGCCACTGCCACTGGTTCACGATCTCGACTTCTGGCACCGCATGACGTATCTCGAACTCCCTGTCGCCGGCAATCACTCCGGGGTTTCGCATGATCTTGTCGCACAGGGCGGCTCCGGACCCCTGCATGGTGCTGGCGATCCTTCCCAGGGTCTTCTGCTCGATTTCCTTGTGGGACTCCGACAGGATGCCGGCGGCTTCATGGATCACCAGCCGAGGGCTGGACGGGATACGCCCCTTCAAGTATTCCCACTCCTCCGCCAGCCGCTTGATGGAGAAAACGGAACCGGGGCCAATGGCGATAACCCGAAGGTTCCTGCTGAACACCCCGCTGGGCAACACTTTGTGGACGAACTTGTCCCCGGCGTCGTTGTACGCCGTGTGGCCGGCATTGGGCATGTTAGCCGACACCGCCACTTCATAATGGTTCTTCGAACTGAGGTACCCGGCCAGAGCCCCCTTCCCGGTACTGCCGAACTGCAGGTCCACCAAAACATCTATCTTGGTCATTCCATTCTCCTATCACGGGGACATCCCCCACCATCATTATACCACATCCACCCATCGTCCACAAGTATCAATATGCCCCTTGTGCCTTCATTATAGCAACCTCCAGCACCCCCATGGCCGGTATCTTGGCTTCTTTCCCATCTACTTCGATCCCGTACCGCTTTATCCTGTCGGAGAATACTGCCAGATTCAGCGTGTCGTAAGATGATACCCGGTTTTCCTTAGCCCATTCCCGGTACTCGGCATATAGTTCGTATACCCTGACCCTGCCGGGCCACCTGCTATCGTCGCCTACCGATGCATTCACATCAACGGTGTCGAACGATCCCCGGAGAACAGCCTCATTGAGCCAATGCATGACGCTTTCGTGGTTATTGGATAGTCTTCTTTGTTCCACCAGGGCTTCTGTTCTCGGGGCCACCCTCAAATCCATCGTTATTTTCCTGTTCTGCAGCATATGCAGCAGGGCTCCCATCCCGCCAGTCTCCATCTCGAGGAATATCTGGTTGAAATACTCCCTGTTGCCGGCCTTGCTTCCGTTCACGTTGAGAACCAGCCATCTTCTGGACTGCGGACCGGCAGGGACTATCCAATCCTCGTTGGAGGCTATTATCACCCTGGCCAGATTGTCCACCTCCACCGCGTCGACCCCCTTGGACTCCTTATGTATCCTGGTCTCGGTAATCCTTCCCTTCAGGATGTTCCCAGACTTCCTGTCTCCGGGCCACAGAACCTCGTCCGCGTAGATTATTATGGAGTCAGCCAGATAGCTGTTGAATTTCCCGGTCAGCCTCTCGGAGTCTATCAAATGGGAATAATGAGCTCCAAACAGCCTGCCGAATGTGTTGGCCCATGCCCCCTTCCCGCACCCCTCGATCCCTCGAAGCACCACACAGCAGCCCTTTATCTCTCTGGAATTCTGGACACAATCAGCCATCCAGTCCAGGAGCCATTCATATATTATTACCTCCCCATTGCAGATTATGTCTCTCATATGGAACAAGTACAAAGGGCAGGACGCATTCGGGTCGGGCTCGACCGCCCACCCATCCCATATGTTCAACACATTTTGGGGCTGATCCTCTTGCGGGTATATCCCGACCCCATTATATGCCCTCCTCAGGGGCGACGCCATCCATATGTCGGACATCGGTTTTTCGACCACCCCTCGGCCAGTAGTAACAAACACCTTTTCTGGGGCGGCCATGTCTCGGAATGACTGCATCGACAGGAAATCCACCTTCTTCCCGCCGTGGTTGTTCTCGAAAGTGGCCACTACCATCGTTTTGCCCATTCGGACCAGGGCATACTTCTTGTTCATCTCGAGAACTCGTTCTTCTATGGCCGAGTCGTTTTCCCCGAATACCACGTCCCCTTCGATTGGTCTCCACCCGGCATTCTTGGCTATGAACAATAGGGTTCCGAATCCCACGGGACCTTCTTCATCAAACGACTTCCACCTAGATGAACATTCTCCCTCTTTTCTCCTCTCACCATTGCTGGACCACTCATCCCATACTTGGAACCCATCGTCTCCCAAGCAGGACTTCAAGCTCATGCCGACCTTCACCCAATCATCATAGGACAGAGAGTCTGGGTCTATTGCTGCCATCATCCTCTCCACCTGCCCAAAAGACAAGTTGCTGGCGGCGTCCTTCTTGGTGGTGGACTCTTTCCAGGGCTGGCCTAGTTTGTTCACCAGCCATTCTGGCATCACCGGTATTTCCCCGCCGTGAATCCATTCATAGCGCTTCCCATCGACGATTGACGGAAACACGACTATGTGTCCGGTGCACCTGTCAGAGAACCCTCCCCTGGTGTCTATTCCATTGGCCACCTTGGAAGAGCTAGACGCTGCGTTCTCCTGCCACAGGAATATGTGGTGAAACCCACCTGACGGCGTTTTCTGGACTGGCCCATCTGGCATTGGCCCTTCTTTGTCCAGAATCTTTTTTAATTCCTTTATGCCGGTGGTCCCTTTGACGGGCTTTGCATCTACGTCCAGGGCCATCACCTTACCGGCACCGCACCCCATGCCCAGATTAAAACCCCGATACTTGCCGTCTTTCCCAAACCACCTGTCCACCGTCTGAGATTTTGTGGTAGCGGAGGAATAGTTTATTCCACCTATCTCGGGGAGCCTCTTGCTTCCGGGCTCCAGGGGCAGCACGGGGATTCCCTGGGACACATAATACAGGGCTGCCTTGTGCACAGCATCGGCCAGAGACTCTCCTGCAACAACTACCAACGACCCCTCGTTTATGTCTATTTTCATCACTTGCCCCAGTAATTGTCCCCCACCCCTTTCAGGTCCAGGACCAGCGGTACCCTAAACCACGGCACCCTGGACCTAATGCTTTCTTGCACCCTTTCGGTCATCTTCTTTGCATCGGCTCCCTCCGGTATATTAACCTCGTATGAGTCATGGGTGTTCATTATCAGCCTATTTCCATGATCCCTGTACTCATCATCCATGGCCAACCACATTTCTTTGTTAATGTCGGCTGATGTGGCCTGGATAGCCAGACCGGATGCCTTGTACGTTTTGAATTTCCGGGGGAACCGGAGTCTTCTGCCGTGGTGGGTCTGGACGTACCCGTAGGATTCGGCTATGACTTTGGCCTTCTTGGCCAGTTCCTTGATTCCCGGCAGTCTTCGGTGGTACTCCTCAATAACGCTTTCGGCCAGGGGGCCTGCCTTCTTGTACGTTACTTTATTGCCCCTGGCATCATCAAAGCTGGCCCAATCCCAGTCCATCCCCATCTTTTCAGCAATAGCCCCATTGCCGCTGTTGAAGATCATGGACAGATTCAACTGCTTGGCGTTGGCTTGGCCGCTATAGGTGGCATTTCTGGGCAGGCCGGTCAGACGGGCCACATACTCGTGGAGGTCCAGCCTTTCATTCTCGTGGTACGCCTTTATGATACCGGCGTTATTGACCAGATGGGCGAACGTCCTGACTTCGAAGCTGTGCTGATCCAGCGACGCCCATTTACAGCCTTCCTCGGGCAAAAATACTGGCTTCACAATAGCCGCGACCACCTTGTTCCTGGCTGGTATCTGCTGCAGGGCGGGATCGACATACGACAGTCTTCCAGACCCGGTTCCGCCGTCTTCTCCCTTGTTCTGGTTTATGCGGGGGTATATTCTGTCCCCCACCATATGCCCCAGCACGTGCCCCCCGAGGAAAGTGTCCCTGGTCTTGATCATCGACCTCACCGATGATATCAGGACGGCCCTCCTGTCATTTTCCATGGTCTTCAAGGTGGGGGCATCTATGGATGGCCCACCAGAAGGAGTACTGGGAAGGACGTACCCGCTGTCTGTGACCCAAGCCACATCGTTCTGCTTGACCGGCTTGAATATCTCCCTCATCTGCTTGGTGCTGTTTACATTAACACTTCTGCCCACCAGGGAATCCAACTCATACTGGGACTTTTCTATTTCCTTCGTCAAGTCCGCCATGGCTCGCTCTGCCCTGCCGGCGTCTACCCTTATTCCCTTGCCCTCTGCCTTTATTAGAGGCACCATGACTTTTTTCTCAAAGTCTATTATCTTCCGGATGCCCTGTCTTTCAATCTCTTCTTCTTGCCACTCGTACATGCGAAGAGTCAATAGGGCATCCTTTTTGCCGTACGGGGACACAAGGCTGGTTGGGGCCAGATGTAGATTCGGCATCTGGGCTTGTCTGGTTGGCCTTCCCCCAAACAGCTTGGCGAGGGCTTGATATATGTCTTCTTTCCTCTCCTTTAGATACTTCTCGGACAGGTGATCCAGCGAATACGACATCTCATGCTCGTTGATCAGGCATGCCCTTACCGCCACATCGTCCAGCTTTGATAATGGCACGTAGAGCCCAGACGACTCGGACATGCGATAATCGAAACTGGCATTGAAGCATATAATCTTCCCCTCGAATCGGCTCATTTCGTCATTGAACCAATCCACTATTCCGGGCTCTCGCCTGATGTCGTGGTATTCGGTTGTGCCGTCCGGCAGGGCTATGCTGAACCCGAACACCTTGTCCACCATATATTGCAACCCGGTGGTCTCGGTGTCAAACGAAATGTACGGGCAGCCATCTAATCTCATCTTACCCCCATAAGAATGGGGCAGACATTTCTGCCTGCCCCCATGTCCTAGAACGGAATGTCGTCGTCGCAGTCCAGGGTGCTGTGCTGCGGCTGTCCGGACTGCGACGACCCGCCGTTCTTAACTGTCAGAGACAACGACAGGAACTTTGACCCGGGATTTTTGGCGTGCGGACCTGCCACCTTGATCCAGCCCGACGCCCAGTATTCCGTGCCCTCGACGTTGATGGACCCCTTGTAGTCGGGGTGATTTGCGGCCTCTTTCCGATCATTCTTGAATAGAGACCCTTTGTTGGTATTGTCGTACGACATGGCTAGAGTTCAGCCGATTCGTGCGGCGCATCGCCCTCGACAGGAGCTTCGCGGTCGACGTCGGCGAGACCGGCCTTGATCAGACCGTACAACTCCTTTCCCTTCTCATACAACTCCTGGGACACGTACCCGATGGGCAAAATCCGGACGTTCCAGAATTCGCCTTTATCCGATTTGGCCTCGATGGCCGACGCCCGGTACGCTCGAGCAAACCGATCAACCTCCGCCATCTGGACCATCGTGTTCAGGGTGCGAGACGCCTTGAGCTTGCTCTTGGTCATCGAGAACACGGCCTGCCGGTGGCCGGCATCCGTCAGGAGGATAACGAAATGCTGGTGACACTCGACCACCTCATGTGCTGATGGATCGGCCACGGCACAATGGGCAGCGTTCGCCTCGGCTTCCGTTGGGAATGCACCGAAGAACCCGCCACCGGCACTGCGCTTCTTCCACAGAATGAACTCCTTGCGAAACATAACCGGCACGAAATTCACCGATGACCCGTACAGTTCGCTGGTCACCGTGTTGTACAGAATTCCCTGCTCGGCACCGGGGATATAAGACGGATCGGTTTTCTTGATCTGGGGGGACAGGGCCTGCAGCAAATCTACGCGGGGCAGGATCATGTCCTTTACACCCACATCTTCGGAGCCAGCCGATCCCTTCTTCAGCCAATCGGGCCGATCGTCCGAGACTCCGGACAATGGGGCCACTACACTCGTTCCGTTCTTCTGTTCGTTTTTCATTTGATCACCTTTTCACAATAGATGCCCGAGTAAATGGGCTGATTTTAAATTTGTCTTCCGGGAACTCTCTCCCGGCCTTCAGGCCTTCCTTGACCAGGGCCTTCAGGGTCGAGGGATGAACGTACTCGACGACCACGCCGTCGTATCCGTTATCCTTCATCCAATCGTAGGTTTCCTCCTTATTGCCGATGATGCTAACGTAAAGGTCCGCTGCCAACTGGACCCGCCCAATACCGTCAAACGTGACGGTCCTGATCCCCTCCTCGCTCATCAAGTCAGGAATTTGCTTCAGTCTGATATCGTCGAGTTCTTTGGTAAGAGCCTTCCACTCGACATCCATTTCGTCCATTCTGGCCTGAATCGCCTTCATCTTGATGGCCAATGCCAGAAGTCTGTTGTCTGCGTTCATGTCGTCTCCAGTGATGCCAACATTTCCGTTAGGCCTTCAGGGGCCACACTTCCGGCCTCCCGTGCTCTTGCACGGTGCGCCGGTTCCACGTCTCAATCAGCAGCGGGCGCGGGTCTTCTCCGCAGGCAAAGCGCAAGCCGGTGCTGCAATCGCAGGCCAGGCATGCAACAAAGTAGCCGCCCTCGTTGGGGTCATCGCCGGCTTCGCTTCTCACCACGTCCATTTCCGCGGCGCCGCCGCAGAATGGGCATGGCTTCAGGCGGTCGCTGTCATCTTTTTCGTGGTCCATCACGGTCCTTTCGTTTATCAACCAAGGCCTAACAGGTCGCTCAAACGGACGGCCCTGGCGGTCCGCCGTTTAGCTTTACGTTAGAGCGCAAAGCCTCTTCCAGCATCTTTGCCGCCTCATGGAGCGCCCGATGCCTTCCGAGATTCTCGGCCGCCGCACAGTGCGCCTTCAGTTCGGCCTCGCCAAACTTCTGCCGCTCGACCTTGATTTCCCATCCAAGGCACTCGTCGCGCCGTAGCTGGCCGATGTAGTCGCAATAGGCGTTGTCTGCCCTGGCACGCATGCGCTCTAACACGTCAGTCAACGCGGACGCCCCGCAAGCGGCGCTGTTTTCGGTTTGTGCGTTCTCCATCTTCATCACTCCTTGTTCGTTTCGTGGTGCGGGGCACCGGTTACTTCGGCGTTGGGCGTTACTTCATCCCACGGTGCCGGCGCTCCAGGTTCCGGCACAGGATCGGGGCAGCCGCGATATGCCCGTTCCAGACAGCAGCGCGTCGTCATGCCGGTGTTACGGCTGCCGCCCGATCCGCAGGC